TTAGGGTTCAAGCGGAAGGCCGGCCGCTTTGCGCACTTCGTTGGCCAGCCGGTGGAACTCGGCCTTCGATTCCTTGGAGGGCGCCGCAAACCAGGCTGCCGACAGGAAACGGATGATTTTTTCCGCGTCTTCTTTGCTCATCGAAACCTCCTCCTTTCTGCCGCCGGTCTTTCCTTCGGTATTCCACCAGCCTTCGCCGCCGTACGATTCGTTTAAATCAACGGTCGCTCCGGCCAACCTGACGTTGTTGGAATATTGGTAGATGTTCGCGTTTGCGCTTTTCTTGCCCCGGCTCCAAGCGTAAGTCTGCCAGAAGTGCCGGCAAGCGCCGCGACGAGCCATCTCCTCAATGACGGCATACGAGCCGTAAACGCCAATCTGGTAATCCGGAATCTGCGAAGCCGCAGCCTTCAAATAAGCTTCGATCGCGTTGTAGTCCCGCGGCTGCGCGTCGTAATCGACCGCGAAATAGATGGCGCTGCCCGCGGGCTGGCCGATGAGCTTCGCCTCCGCATTGGCGGCCGCGCCGTCGGCTCTGCCGTTCGCCGCTCCTCCCGCCGGGCGATTGGCTGTCGTCTCGAAAACGGACACCACCATCATGCCGGCGTTCGTGATCGCTTCCGCCTCGCTCCTTGTCAGCCGCTTCCAGGCGTAACCTGGCGGCACCAGATACCGCGCCGCGAAGGCGTAGCCGGCTGCGGCAATCGCTTTGGCCGTACCGGCGGTCAGCGGGATCGCGCAATCGATTCCTTTAGCCATCGGCTGTTGCCTCCCTTCGGGTTGCCGGTCTGAGCGATCCCGGCCGCCGACCGCATCTCGTTTGCCATAAACGCCCATTGCGCGCTGGGATTGTCGGCCACCGGTTGCCGCCCTCCTTTCGTTTACGTTTGTCCGCTTTTTTCGTCGCCCGATTCCTTGTTTGTTGTACCGTCCCGGTTTGCTCGTCCCTTTGGCGCTCGGATTTTCGGTAATCACCGGGTGTTCCGTCAGCTTCGCGTTCGTTTGTCAGAAACGTATCGGTGCTAACGAAAAAATCGCGGCATCGTCTTATGGTTGTCCTTATTTTATGCGGCTGATGCCTGAACGGAAACGGCGTTCGTCTGCGTAAGGAATCTGGGCGTGGCGTGTGAGCATAAGAGGTAAGCGGCGGCAAGGGCAGGCGGGCGAAAAGCGGACCAAGCGAGCGGTTTTGTTGGCTAAAATCCCATTTGTCCATACGAAAACAACCCGCTTTCACCACTCTTCGCCAAGGCCGGTCAAGTCACGCTTGGTTCGTGTCCTCAGCGGATTTTTCGGCCCCGACCGTCCCATTCTTCCTGCCGCTTGCTCCCGGCGGATGGAGCGCCTTGTTCTGCATCTGTCCGGCCGCCGCCGCGACCAGAAAACCGTTCGCCAGCGCGAGCGCGTACACCCGCCAATCCGTGTAGTGGTTATCGGCCGCAAGCTGCGCCAGCAACAGCACCAGAAACGCGATCGCGACCGCATACAGGTCCGTCGGCAGCCATTTCAGGCAGCGGCTCACCGGCTCTTTCGTATACTGAACGATAAGAAACGTCAGCAAAGAAGCTCCCCCCATCGCGGAGAGAGCTTGCCACGTGAACAATTCGCCCGAGTCCATTTTTTAACCTCCCTGTCCGTCCAATCGGTCGAGCCGCTGAAGCGCCTGCTTCGCCGACTCTTCCACCCGCGTCACCCGCTCGGCCAAGGCGTCAAAGCGCTGCCCCTGCGCCCGCTGTTCGAGCCGAACATCGTCGACGCCCCGCTTGATGTACTCCATGTCCGCCCGAAGCACCGCGTCCTTGCTGGCCTCGGCCGCCGTGTCCTCCCGCAACATCCGGGATCTTCCCGACCACCCTAATACAATTCCGCTGATGGCTGCCGCGACGGAGATGACCGCCGCAATTCCCGTTACTTCCATCCCTCCCCCTCCTTCCAATCAAAAAAGCCCCGCTGAGCGGACTCCCGTTGTGTCATTCTGCCTGTTCGAGCGGCTGTCCGTCCGTGCCGAGACCGAGCGTTTCCAGCGCGTCTTTCACCGCCGGCCGAATCACTTCGGGAACTTGGTCGAATGTACGGCGTCCGGCTACGATCAATTTTGCGTAAACGACTGCAATGGCCACAGGATCATCTCCTCTCTATGAAATTAAAAAGAGCCGAAGCAGCGGCGGACTAAAGTCATGCCAAGTTCACGCTTGCTCGGCTCCCGTATTTTGTAGCGCCAAAACCATTTCGTACAGCTCGGCCATGGATTCCATGAGGGTGAGTTTGTCGGATTCGAGTTGGGACACTTGTTCCGACAGAGGTTTCTGGTACACAGGCTCGGCTTCCGGCTCGTTGGGGTCGGGGTAGGAGAATGCCAATTTCGGCTCATCTCCGCTCACGTCCACCCGGTAACCTTTGCAAGTAGCAAAATCTTGCGCGTACTGGCCGTATTCTAGTTGAAGCATGCCGACGGTTTCGGGGACTCGTTCGGCGAGCGACTTGTAAGCGGCGAAATCCTGTTCGACCGTCGTTTCGACCACGTCGCCGGAACGCTCGCCGGTGTCCAGGATGATGTTTCCGGTGGCGAGGTCGTAATAGATTCTGCGTCCGATTTGCATTTTTCAAGCCCTCCTTATGCCAATGCGTACCACTTGAAAGTTCTATTTGGATTGCTACCTGCTGGTAAACGAAAACCTCCAGATGACACATATCCATCTCTCGAATTGGCCTTAAGTACATATGCTGTAGTATTAAGCCAGTTGTAATAGTATATAAAGTGCATCACGTAGTCCGAATAAGTTCCATCCCCATTTTCCGAATATATCGACGCATAATGAGGATAAGTTCCTGTCTCAAATAAGAAAATGGCTGTTGGTTTGAAACCGATGCCGGATACTTGAACGTAACACATGCTTGAAACAAAATTGCCATCAATAGTATCAAAATTGAGTGTAGAGCTTGAACTCGTGGCAGTTCCAGAAGCAAATTTCCTAGTTACGGCTGTCCCAGCTACGCCGTAAATATTTGCGCCTGAAACGATATATTGCGGTGCTAGGTCGCCACATGCCGCTTGTAACTGGGCCGTTGTAACCCGGATTTCCCCGTCACCGGCCCCGCCTTTTTGATAGCCCCTTTCAGGGTATACTGCAAGGTCCCCGTTAGGCCATCTAGCCGTGCCGGTTGCGTTACGGATGCCGGTCAGATTAGGCATGTTCCCTGTGATCTTCTGCCCGTTTACGTAAGCCGTCTTTCCGGACAATATGTCCCCTGCGGCGGCGTTGGCGTCGCTTGTAAAAGTGCCAACAATACTATTCGATGAATCGCCATTAAACCGGCCTACAGCAACGCCAGCCTTTATGTTGCTTGGATTCAGGTTCGCGACATTCGCAGTTACAGAGCTTGAGCTATCATAATATCCCGGCGCGTTATATGCGTTCGGTACTGTCACAAGCCCCTGAGTAGAATCCTGCGGATGAACTTGCACTTTAACCGTTTCATACCCACACCATGCAGTAGTAGCGCCGGTCTTGTTAGGCATCGTTCCGGTGACAAGCCCGTTTTCCGTTCCGATGGTCTTCCCGGCCAATACATCCGCCGCCGTCGCTGTGCCGTACTCCCCCCCTTCACCCTGTAAAATAAAATTTGTGCCGTCGTAAACGAGCGTATAGACACCACTGGCCTTAAGGTTTCCAGCCGCTACATCGTTTCCATTTGCCTTCTTGATCGACTTGGCCCCGAGTCCGTTTACGTTGAGCGTCGCCGCTCCCGTGTTGGCCGTATGCACTTTAATTGTCACCCGCATACCCGATACAAGTGCGGTCGGCGCCGGGTTAAGCGTCAGCGTGTAGGCCGTTCCGGTTCCCGTCGTCGTGCCATAGCCGAGAGACGTGGATTTGACATCGTTTATAGCGTTTTGTACAAACGCCGTTGTCGCGATCTGGGTGTTGTTGGTCCCTGCTGCCGCTGTCGGCGCGGTTGGCGTACCTGTAAAGGCAGGAGATGCCAGCGGCGCTCTTGTCGTATCCGTCGGGTGCCGGTGATCTTCACGCGCATATGCCGTACTTGTGCCGACCGCGGCAGTGCCGTCCATGAGCGGCGTTGCCGTACCGGCGGTCGCACCGGCTGTGATTCCATCAAGTTTTGCCTTGTCCGCCGCGCTCATAAATCCCGCCGCCGACGCCGTCGCCACCGCATGCGCCGTACCGCCCGACCCGATATGCGCCGCTAAGTTCGATTGAACGGCGCTTACTTTTGCATCAGAACCTGCAGTTGTCTCAATTTCTGTCCACTGCTGCCATCCGCTAGTTGTATACCCGCGCATGAACGCTCTGTTGCTATTGTAGTGGAAGAAAATCTGCGATGGTCTACCCTCGCGAGCAATATGGAGGAGGGAACCGTCAGCGCTCACGTCCGCCGGAGTATTCAAAGTGGTTCCTACCTTGCAAGTATAAAAACTTGTAGGAGAGGTAGGAGAAAGATTAGCGTCAGCCAAAATAGGACACGATGTAGCACCGAGCCCAAATTGTGTAATGGTGTCTAAACGAGCGACATGCGATCCCAAAGTAGGGACACCTACGCTAAATGTTCCGTCAGCATTCCGGATCGGTATACGGTCTGCTACCGCTGATGACGTTGCTCCGTGTACGGCTGTCGCATCCATATGCGCTTTCGCCGCCTCAAGCGTCGTCGCAGGGGCCGTGCGCCAACTGCTTTTGCCCGTGATCGCCTTGATCATGTAGCCAAGCCAGCCGAACAGGCTGGTCAGCGTACCGCTGTCGCCGGCAGGTGCTGTCGTATCCGTAATCGTCCGGTTTCCGATGACGGCATCCGTAGCCGAGCCCGCTCCGGCGACAAGCTCGAAGGTCAAAGCCGTCGTCCCGAGCGTGATGGGTCCGGTGTTGGACAAGCGCCATTGCTTTTTCCCGTTGGACGAGCCTTCCTTGACATACACCAAAAGACCGCTGGCCAATTTGCCGGATACATCGGCATCGGTTGCCCGGGTCCAGGGACCTTCCGCTGCCGTATAAATGCCGTTTTGACTGCCCGTCGTCTGGTTTTTGACCAGCACCCGGTCGCCCGCGGCAAGCGCGACGCCGTCAATCGTTTGCAGCCCCGAAAGCGTGATATTCGCGGTCGTGGCCGCCCGAACGTCGGCATTGACCGCCTTTAACCCGAGCGCGGCGTCGATTTTGTCCCAGTTGTCGTTCAGCATCGTCTGGATATTAAACGTGTCGGCGCCGTCGGTCGCGGGGTTTTTCTTCAACAGATTCCATAACGATGTAAAGACCGGCATGATATCCCCCTCCTACCCATCCAAAAACGGCGCGAAGTCCGTTAGCGGATGGCTTTGAAGTTGATTGATCGTCATTTGATTCACTTCCGAGACGGTCAGATAACGATAGGCGTATTGAACTTCGAGATGAGCGGGCTTAACCTCTTCGATCGCCGCTTTCAAATCGTCGAGGTTGGGCGGCAAACCGACGCTGTCGACGAACTTGACCGTAAAACGGTACAAAGCGGGCTGCTGCGTCACCTCGATTTTGCCGTTGGCGTAGGACTCTCCGATGCTTTTCAGCAGTTCGACCGTCACCGTTCCGGTTCCCCGTATTTTGGAAATCAGGTAGCTTCTGCGCTGATCCAGGGGTTTGGACGCATCCGTTTCGATGCCGAACTCTTTTTCCCACACATCCAATCCCCAAGTCGCCGTCCCCACAAAAAACTGGTCCAAAATCTCGTCCAGCGCCCGCTGCAGCCGATCCAGCTCGGTTCCCTGGGCATCCGCAATCGCGCTCATGATCCGGGACGTGGCGTAATACCCCGGCAAATAGGTCATGATCCGCCGGCCGCTAGCACTCGTCACCCCATCAGACACGGACATTCACCGTCCCGGCGACGGCCACCTGGCCAAGCCCGATCTCGATGTTGCCCGTCCCCCCGTTCAGGGTAAGTTCGGATAGATCCACGATCTGCGGAATGTCCAGCAAAAACGCCGAAAGCCGCGAATACCGCACGACCGAATCGGCAAAAGCCAGCTCCCGCAAATAATCCCGCAAAGCCTGGACAATCGCGCTCTGGGCCTGGCCCAAAGTCGCTCCGGAGACCAGCGTCAGCTTCGCGCTGACGTTAATGGGGATTTCCTCGGCGGAAGCGACGGTGACGCTCGCTCCGATCGGCGCTTTGCCCGATCCGGCCGCGGGGTCGGGCGCGATATAGTTTTGCACCGCTGCCACGAGTTCGCTTGAAGCCGCCCGTTTTTCCTTGTCGATGATAAAAACCTTGACCGTTCCCGGCCCGTTCCACAAAGGCTGCACCTGCACGCCTCCAACCCCGTCCACCTCGAGCCCCCACTGCACGTAGTCCGCCTTGTTGCCGCTGGTTCCCGGACTCCGGACTTTGAGCATCAGCCGCTCGAGCAGCGAAGCGTCGCTTTCGGCCTCCGCTCCGCCGGTCGTGGCAGCCGGATTGGAAATGCCCGTCACGCCGGGAATGGACGAAACGGGAACGTTAATCGCGCCGGCCGCCACATTGCCCAAGCTGCCCGCCTCGACCGCCTTGATGCCGACGAGGGCCGTTCCTTGCGCGTTCAACACCGCCTCGGCCGTCGTTTCGAATTCAATCGAAGGCGTCCCGCTGACCGGGTCCGCGGAAGTGGCCACACGCGTCCCTGCGAGGACGGTTGTCCCCGGCTCGCCGCTGAATTGAACTTGGCCTTCCGCCGCTTTGGCGGGACGGCGCGTCACCCCGTGCTCCTCGCAGCGCAGATCGAGATAGCCGCCAAACGTCGTCGAGGCAAAGCCCCGCCTCAGCACCTCCTGCGCCCAATTCGCGGACATATATAGTTCATAAGCGGCAGGAGCCAGCGAATCCCAAATAAAAGACCCTTCGGACTTGTCCACATGGTCCGGCACCCGCGCCAGCATCCGCCGGCGAATCGCTTCCTCCGTCTGGTCCTGCAAAAAATCCGGCAAATCCGCCATACCGTCACCACGCTTTCCGTAATCGCGTCCTCGGCGTTCCGGGACGCATGAATGAGATGAATGAACGAAAAACCGCCCGCTCAGACGAACGGACGGTGAAGTTGAAGCAGGGATGCCGTTGCGGTTTCAACCCACGCTCCCGGCAAGGAGCGGCAATACGGCTCCCAAATCCATTAGCTTCAATCACACCGCATTCACCAGACTGCCTTGCAGCACGATCGAGTCGTCCCGCACGCTCCGCGCTTCGCAGGTGAAGAAGCATTGATCCCCCTGCCAGTCGAACGCGAAATTTCCAACCGACTCGGTTCGGGGGTCCGTCATCAGCGTTTCGGTTGTAATGCGCATAATTTCGCTCTCCACGGCGGAGCGCGACAGGCCGAGCCCGATCAGCGTTTCGAACTCCTGGCCGTAATTGCGCGAATAGACAAGGTAGCGGTACCGTTCGGTCTGCAGCGCCTTGCGGCACCACTCCAGCCACGCATCCGCCCCTTCCGCTTCGGCGATCCGGCCGGTAGGCGTCAGCACGAATTCCCCCGCTTCATAATCGAAGCGAACCCCGCTGCCGAACTTGACCTCGTTTTCCTCGGATTCCGCCGCCTCGACAGCCGCCTCTTCTTCCGGAAACAGATTAGCCACCCGCGCCCACCACCTTGCAGACGACGACGGCCTGGCTGCCGTTGTTCACCGGCACCGCCAGCACCCGGTCGCCCGCGCGCAAGCCTTCCTGCCAGTTGAGCCGCACTTCCTCCACTTCCGTCTCGTCAAAGTCAAAGCGGATCGGCTGCGACACACTCGCGCCGGGCAGCGGCGTTCCGTCCGCCTGAATCGGCGTCGTCATCGTCCCCGTCAGCGAAAACTTCGGAACGTGCAGCTTCGCCAGCCAATCCGCCACCAGATAGTCCGGGATGGCGTGATTAAACGAATCGAGCTTCAGCCCGCCCCCCGTAATCGTCCCCAGCTCGGCCGGCAAGCCCGACACCGCCTTGGAGGCGAGGCCGGCCATGCGGCTTTCGAGCGTGGACACGAGCTTTTTGAACGGATCAGACACAGAAGTCCCTCCTTACTTTCGGCTCCGTGGACAGCTCCAGCTCCATATGTCCCGGCGTGCCCAGCCGATGCTTGACGTAATGAACGATCAGGTCCATTCCGTTCAGCCGCACCTTGTCGCCCGCGCGGATCGTGTTGATGTCGGGAGCCGTGACCGAGAACGTTTCCTGCATGCCCATCAGCAAATTTTTGGCGGCTTTTTGCGCCTGGGCGACCGTTTCGACCGAAGCGTCCTGGAGCACCTTTTGCAGCGTGCCGTATTTGGCGGTCTCGCCTTTGACCACGGCCAGCACCGGAGACAGCTTGTCGTCCCCGCTTTGACAGCCCAGCACCTTCACCTGCGTGACCGCGCCTTCCAGCGTCCGGGTCTGGGCCACCGACTCGACCACCGCCAGCTCCCAAACTTCCGCATTGCCGCCGATTTTCACCAAAGACAGCCCTTCCGGCGTCATCCGGGCCCTGTACAGGTCCCCGCCTTTTTCCGCCGTCTCCTTCAAATCTCCCTGGATCATGGAAAAAATCGACTGGCTCCGCTTCATGCTCCGCGCAAGCGTAATCCGGGTGTCGGGAACGCTGCCGACCGGAATGCCCCATTCTTTGGCGTACAGCTTCAGGCGCTGCGATGCGGTCTGCCCGGCGGGCATGAGCCGCTCGTCCTCGGACTTGGCCAGGTAGATCGTCCGGTCGTAAACGGTGACGGTCATTCGCTTGGTTCCGCTGTTGAAGCTTGTGCATTCCCATACCATGCCGGGGTGGAGCAGGTATTTCATGCCCTTAGAGCCGTACGGGACGCCCGAAATCCGGATGGGTTGCCCGGGCGCGATCCCCGGAAAATCCGGCGTAACCGCCAGCTGAATGCTTGCCCGGTACGCGATCTCCTCCAGCGAATCTTCCAGCGTGATCTCTTCGATCAGGTCGCGAAGATAATATTTGTCGGCCAGCACCACCTCGTAGCTCATGGCATCACCAGCTTTTGCCCGGGAAAAATGCGGTTCGGATCGCTGCCGATCAGGGCTTTGTTTTTCTCGTAGATGGCGCTCCATTTGGAGCTGGAGCCCAGCTCCCGCTTCGCGATGCCCGACAGCGTGTCTCCCGCCGCGACCGTAACCACCTTCGGCACCGGTTTCGTGTCCGGGCGGGCGGCTTTGGCTGCCGAACCCGAGGTTCCCGAGGCGGCCGCCGCGGTGCGCACCTTCATCTCCCGCCAGGTCCGGAAGGTGACGTCGAACGAGATGTCGCCCGGCTCGCCCCCTCTGAACACGGACGTGTGAGCGGCGACGAACACCAGGACGTTGACCCCCGTATCCGTAATGAGGAGCCGCACGGGCTGCTTGCTGTTCATCCAGATCGTCAGCCTATTCATGGCGGTCCGGGGATCGGGAATATCCTGGTAACGGCAGTAGGAAGGATCATAGGTTTTGGGAAAAAAAGAAGAGAAGGCGATTTCCTTCACCTTCTCCTGCTGAGCCGCGTCCACTTCGCCGAGCGACAAAAGGTTGAACGTCTCGAATTGCTTGTCGCGCCGGATCGAAATCTCTTCCGGATTCACGGGGAAATGAAATTTCTCTCCGGAAGCGTCAATGAGATAAATGTCCATGCGCGCTCCCCTCTTTCAATGGACCGACCTGTATGTTAAACCCTGTTTTCCAGGGATTGTTGAATGGAAGCGGACAGCTTGGCGGTAATTTGCGCCGCTATGGCGTTGTAGTCCAGCTCTTGTTCCTTCACGGTCAACTGGACCGCGCCTGCCGCCACGCTGATGTTGATCGGAGCGGGCTGTTGAATGACCGGTCTCGCCCCCGCTGCCGCACCAGCCGCCGCAGCCGGTGCCATGCCGACCCCGAAGGCCGGGGAAGGCTGCGGAGCCAGACTCCGGGACCTGGGGGCAGGCAAAGCCGCCGGTTCGTTTTCTTTGCGGAAAAGACTCGCGAGCTTGCCGAACAATCCGGTGATCAAGTCGCCGGAAAGGCCTCCCGCCGCTCCCAACGCCAGCGCTCCGATTCCCGGCAAAGCCGCGCCGCCGGCCGCCCGGCCCGCCAAACTTCGGGCTGCCGTACCGACGGCGGCATTTCTTCCTTTGAACAGCCCGGCCGCCCCTTGGATCAGTCCGCCCACGGTCGCCGCCAAGGGCAATGGCGCCTGCTGGCCGCCTCTGCCAAACAGCCGGGTAAAGAGGTTGCTCCGCCTTGGGCCGGCCCGGTTCCGCACGAAGCCGCCAGGGGATGAGGCTTTTCCGCTTTCGTCAAGCCCGGGGGCCGTGGCCGTTTCCGAACGGCTGGGCAAAGGAATGACTTTGCTTTCGCTTTTTGCCGCCGCTCCCGTCTTTTTCTTCTTTTTGCCAAAGGACATAAATCCTTTGATTTTGTTCACGGCTCCGCCGATTTTTTCGCCGACCCATTCGCCGGCCGCGCTTCCGGCCATGCCCAACGCCGCGGTGCCGATACCGGGCAGCACGAACGATCCGATCGCTGACCCGATCGCCCCGCCGGCTATGCTCCCGACCGTACGGCCGATCGCCTTGTTTCGCTCTTTGCCCGGCCTGGTCGACGCAATGTCGGCCACATCCGCAATGACTCCGAGCGGGCGCGCAATTTTGCCGGCGGCTTTGAAGGCTCGCTTGGCCCATGACCCGACTCCGCCAATCGGCCCCGCCACGATGGCCGCTGAAGGCAGCTCGCGAGCCGGTCTGGCCGTTTCGGAAGCCCGTTTGGCGGCCGCCGTTCCCGGGAAAGCAACGACTTTGCCCGACGATTTGGGAACGTCCGAACCTGGGCCCGCGGCGGGTTTGGATGGCGGCAAACGCTTGATTTCGGCCGGGGTGTCGACCTCAGGGGGCTGCGGCAATCTCGTTTTTCCGGGCAGCCGTTTGATGTCGGGAAGCTCAGGCCCCTCGGGAAGCCGGGGAATTTCCGGCAGCCTCGGCTTTGCTGTCTGCGGCAGCGGAAAGCCGACGACATCCGGAAGCTTTTCCGCTTTGGGCACCGGCATGGCCTGCGCTTGCGCTTGTTTGGGATCGGGGCCCCGGACTTTGTCTTTGCATTTGCACTCGCAAATGCACTTGACGATGACGGAAGGCGGATTGGAAGGCGTATTGGAAGGCATGATGATTTGTTTCAGCAAGTCCTTCGCCGCGTCTTTTAAGGTTTCCTTAAAAAACTCCAACCCTTCTGTGAGGATGTCCTTCTTATCGCCATCCGGGCTGCCCTTACCGTCCGCGCCGCCGCCATCCTGCCTGCCGCCTGCTATCCGAACCGCCGCAACAAGGTCCAGCCTGGCCTTTACGTCCACGGCCACCTTGACCGTCGCTTCGATCACGGACTTTATCCGTTTCAGCACTTTTTCGTCCAATTCGATCTTGGCCTTCACGTCCAGCGCGGCCTTCACGGTCGTTTCGGCCATCGACTTGATGCGCTCAAGCGCTTTTATGTCCGCCTCGAACTTCGCCTTCAGCTTCACTTCACAGGACGCGCTTGCCAGCATGTCCAGCTTCTTGCGAATGTTGGCGATCGGGACGCACAGGCAGTCGCTCAGCGCAATGCCGATGCGGACCCGCTTGCGGCTCAGCGCGTCGAGGCGCCGAAAAAGGCGGTCCATCTTCGCGTCCACTTTATCGAACAAGGTCAGCGTGAGCTTGCCGAGCAGCTCCGTCCCTTTCCGGAGCTGCTCCGTCCGCTTCCGCAGCTGCTCCAAATACTTGTCCAGCGTGCGGAGCGAGCCCGCCGCCTTGGACATACCGCCGGCATCGATAACCATATCGATTCCGGCCCGTTTCTGTTCAGCGATCTCATCCACCTCCCTTCCGTCCGGAGGACGCCGCCTGCTCCGCTTCCAGTTCGAGCTCCATGCTCGCCATCAGGAACAGCTGCTCGCCGCGCGGCAGCCGCCAGAAGACGCCGGGGCGAAGGTGGTGCCGCACCCAAATCGCATGCAGCATGCCCGCGATCGCCCCGGTGCGGATCAGTTTTTTACGTCTTCCAGCTCAGTGTTGAAGCCGGACAGGTCAAGGACGACATCGCCGAGCGCGGACAGCTCGCCCGCGAGCAGGATGCGCTTGATGACCTCCTCCGCCGTGCTCGCCTGAAACTTCGCGAGTAGCTGCGGGTTGCCCCAGTTCGGGGAGACGGTGCTCGCCGCGATCAGCGAAACGTTGAACAGCTCCTCGTCCAGCCGTTCGATCGTCTGTCCCCGCTTCTCCTTGCGCTCCGTGCAGCGCTCGCGGATGCCGAACACCTGCTTGCCGGTCAGCCCGCGCAACTTCACCGGAATGCCGAGCCGCTCCAGCAGCACCGTCCGCTCCGGAAGCGTGTCGGTATCAAGCAGGCGCTGCAGCACCTGCTCTTCCGTCAACAACTCCATTTCCGTCGACATGTCTTCGTCCTCCTCGCGATCGTAACGTTATCGTCAGCTTGCGACAATCGGGTCGAGCAGCTCGTAGCCTTCGAAGGTGAAGGCCGTCTCCTCCGTGACTTCCTCGCCCGCCGTCCAGTTGGCGAGCTGGATTTTGTCGGCCACGCAGCCGATCAGCTTGATCCGCTCGAAGCCGTAGCTTTCCGGATCGGCCAGCTTGTTGATGATTTCGAATTTCGCAAAGCCGCGGCGGATCATATCGCTCGTTACCTTGAAGCCGCTCATCGTGCCGGTGCCTTTTTTGGCGCCGAGCTTGTGGACGGTCCACTCCGCCCCCGACAGCTTCAGCTCGCGCTTCTCGACTTCGACCGAAGCCTCCAGATGGTTGATGTTCGTCTGCCACACTCCGTCGATGAACACTTGCCCGTATGTGCCGAGAATGGCTCTGGTCGGATCCATCATGTTCCGTTATCCCCCTTATTGCACGACAAACGTGCCGAAAATTTGTTCCACCACGTCGGTGAGTTTCGCTTCCCACTTCAGGAAGACCTGATCGGGTTCCGGCGTAAACGCCGGATCGACGTAAACGTCGTAGCCCTCCGCCTCGATGACGCCGGCCTGGGCGAGCGTCTGCAAATACTGCTTGCACGCGCCGATCAGCGCGAGGCGGCCTTCTTCGGTGTTGTTCACCTTGCCGATGTAATGGTCCTCGGCCGTACGCTGCAGATCCGAATTGATCGTGTCGATGACGCGGATCGTCCGGATTTTTTTCCAGGCGTTGCTTTGATTTTCGCCGGGCGTCACCAGCGTGTTGATGCCGCGAAGCGCCTTGACCTGCCGTCCGTCGTGGATATGCAGGAAAACGCCGCCGCGAACGGCCTGCTCCTGCTCGGAACGGGTCCAGCGCCGGGTCACGTCCTCGAACGGAGCGGACGCATACGTCGTCGACTGGTTCAGGCTCTGGCCCGCGATCAGGCCGGCGACGTAAGCGGCCGTCTGGGCGGAGCTGTACTCCACGCCGGCCAGCTTCACGCCGGTGCCGACGTTGACGACGCCTTCGCTGTTGAAGCCCGCGCTGCGGGCGATGGCCTTGCTCACGGCGTCGGCCGCTTTGTCGTCCGCGGCGGAGCCGCCGACGACCAATACCGCGCCTGCGCCTTCCTCGCGGATGCGGGCAATCCAGGCCGCCGCGCTCGCAAGCAGCGCCGCGTCGGATACGCCGTCCAGCGCCACGGTGTTGAACGATTGCGTCTCGAATTCGGCAAATGCGGAAATATAGTCGCTGTTCGCAATGCCGGAAATCCCCGATTTGCCTCCGGTCAGAACCGCTCCGGTTACGCTGGCGAGCGTGCCGTTGCCGTCGTCCGTCTTCGTCGCGACGATCCACTTGTTGGCGGCGTCGCCGTTAATCGCCTCGACGGCCGCCTGCACCGAGCCGTCCGCGAACGTGAAGGTGCGAAGCAGCTTCGTGCCTTCGTACAGCTTCAGCTCCTTCATCCCGGCATCGGCCGCGCTTGTCTGCACCGTCACCCGGAACTTGTTGCCGCGCTCGCCGCTGTATTTGGCCTCGAGCTTCAGCACTTCCGCCGGCGTCGTCGCGTTGTCCGTAAGCGTGATCGAAGCCTTCGCGTCCGTGCCGTCCGTCAGCCGGTACGCGAGAAGCTTGCTGGCGCCGCCCAGCAGCGCGAACTTCAGCGTCGTATACGCCGTCGCGCCGCCGCTGTCGTCCGCCGAGAACGTCTCGATCGCCTCGTTTTCATTCGCAAGCTCCACGATCTGACGCACCGGACCCCAATGCGCCTTCACCGGGAGAATGACCGTCCCCCTCGCTCCTTGTCCGATCGCGGCCGTCGCCGCCGAACGAAACGCCATATAAAAGCCGGGCAACACCGGCAAATCCGTCGCACTCCAGTTGCCTCCCGCCATCTTACTTCACCTTCCTGTCCAAAAATTGATTGACGAAACGTTTTGCTTCCGCCACCGTCAGCTCTTCCTGGTCCACGCCGTGCAAAGCGCCCGCCAGAACCTCCGGCGGCACGCCGAACAGGACGGCGGAGCTTGCCGCGAGCTCCTCGCGGCCGTACTTGGCGGCCGAAGCCGCCGGTTTCTTCTCTGCCAC